ACTTGTATACCTGATGATTTATACCTTGAAGATGAAATCGATATCATAGATAACATCATTCCTAATAGAGTAAGATACGAACAAATAGATACAGCTAGAGATGGCGCTCACTTTGGACCTAAGACTGTAAAGTTAATTGGTGAAGAGTTGGCTAAATACTGTTAGCGCGGAGCAACGAAATTAAGCTGTATCTGGTGATTTAACAAAATCAGGTACAGCTTTTTCTACCTTTTTATCCTGACGTATATGTGGCACATACAATGGTGCTGGTGTTAAGTTTGTAATAAACTGATCTTTATCTTCAATCATTTTACCTAACTTTGTACCCCAATATACTAGATCTGGTTTTTGTTCAGTAATAGATTGTTTAATATCTAATTCACTAAAGCCTGTATCTAATATAATCTTACTTCCGGAAACCATTAATGGTAAAATATATTTGACTAATTGTGTTACTTGGTTTTGTGTATCTTGTTCAAGAAAAGCAACCGCTGGAGGAGTAATAGGAACTTCTTTACCTTCGTCAGTTTTCTTAACTAACAAAGATTTAATTAATTCGTTTAATTCTGATTTTTTATATTTGTGTAGTTTAGTATCTCGGTGCTCAATTAGAACACTATCTTTAGAACTGTGTTTCATTATTTCTTGTGAATATTCAAAAGGAAATTCGTTTCCTCTAAAACGTCTAGTAAACAAAAGTCTAACACAATCTGAACCACTAGTAAACCTACTACCATCTAAAGATAAGTCATCTTCGCCAACCATTAATACGTCTGGCTTTACTTTTTTATACCATGCTTCAGTTAAGTTATTAGCATTGTCAAAATATAAAGTATGCCCACATTTTACAGAAGCAAATAGAATAGCAAGTGTATTAATACAAGTATGTCCTTTAATTACAATTTTCTTTGGAGAATGGTCAAACTTTGGATCTGGTTTTTGGCCTGGTTGATGTATAATAGCACCTTCCAGTACTTTCATTGTAGCAAAATAACGACCCCAATAGTCAACTATTGCTCCAAATCTTTTTTTATCAACCCAATTGCCGTCGTCTTGGACTATTTTAAATTTACCAAAACTTTCAAAATCTAAATCCATGTATTTCTCCTTTAAATTATATTAGTATGTATCCAGAAAAGAACTTGACTTCTATCAAATGTGGTAGTATAATATAAAGATTAATACAAAAGAAAAGGACCCTTTACTATGAGTGATAAGATATTCAATCAAGATGAAAAATTAAAACTTACCCAAATTATTAATGAGGGTATGACTGTAATGCAGGAAGTAGAAGACTTAAATGCCGGTTTGGCAGAAACAGTAAAAGCTATTTCAGAAGAAATGGAAATTAAACCAGGCGTACTAAAAAAAGCAATTAGAACAGCACACAAAGGAAACTTTGGGGAGATTACATCAGACCAAGAATTGTTAGAAACTATCTTGGCTACTGTTGGGAAAATATAATGAAGGCTATAACCCAGTTTTGGGTTAACTCATACACTAGTGATAAAGTAGCATTTGGCTTTGAGCTAGTAAGTTTTATTTTTACTGTTGCGGCTAGTTTAACATTGGCCTTAACAGCATTAGACCCTAATATGAAATTAATATATCCGTTCTTTTTTATAGGATCAACTACACAATGTTACGCTTCATACAGACGAGGAGCGGCTTGGGTAATGCTATTAACAGGATGGTTCGTTTGTGTAAATGTATTCGGCTTTGTAGTGGCAATGGGATGGATTTAGATAACTATTATTATAGGACACATAATCAAATATGTATGTAGACGCTTTCTTTGATCGTCAACGTGATAGAATTCACATAGTTGAACGAGACAAAAACCAAAACAGACAATACCAAGAACATCAAGCAAAGTACATCATGTACTATGATGACCCTAAGGGTAAGTTCAAAAGTATATATGGTAATCCTGTAAGTAGGATTCAATGTCGAAGTAGTAAAGACTTTAGACGTGAGAAAGCTCTCCATGTGAATGTAAAAACATATGAAAGTGATATGAATCCTGTGTTTAGGTGTTTAGAAGAAAACTATCTTGGACAGGATGCTCCTAAACTACAAGTAGCATTTTTTGATATTGAGGTTGACTTTGATAAAGACAAAGGTTTTAGTCCACCAGAAGATCCATTTAATCCAGTAACAGCAATTTCAGTATATCTACAATGGTGTGATCAACTTGTAACACTATTAACTCCGCCAAGACAAATGGCTAAAGAAGAAGTAGATAGAATATCTAGTAAGTTTGACAATACATTTGTATTTGAAAAAGAAGAAGACTTGTTAAAAACTTTCTTAGACTTAATTGAAGATGCTGATGTATTAAGTGGTTGGAATAGTGAGGGTTATGATATTCCATATATGGTTAATCGTGTTACTCGTGTATTAAGCAAAGACGACACAAGGCGTTTTTGTTTATTTGGACAATATCCTAAAGAACGTAGGTTTGAACGTTTTGGTAAAGAAAATATAACATTTGATTTAATAGGTAGAGTACACATGGACTATATGCAACTCTATCGAAAATACACCTACCATGAGATGCATTCTTATTCGTTAGATGCCATCAGTGAATATGAACTAGGTGAAACTAAAGTAGCTTATGAAGGAACATTAGATCAACTGTTTAACAATGACTGGGAAAAGTTTATTGAATATTCTAGGCAGGATACAATGCTACTTGATAAGCTAGATAAAAAATTAAGGTTTGCTGATTTAAGTAATGAACTAGCTCACTCTAATACTGTATTACTACAAACAACTATGGGTGCTGTGGCTGTTACAGAACAAGCAATTATTAATGAAGCACACGAACAGGGTTTTGTAGTTCCAGATAGAAAGAAGCACGAAGGCAATACACAGGCCGCTGGTGCTTATGTGGCATATCCTAAGAAAGGGTTACACGACTGGATTGGTGCTATTGATATTAATTCACTATATCCAAGTGCCATTAGAGCATTGAATATGGACCCAGCAACTATTGTAGGGCAATTAAGACCAGACTATAGTGATGCTAATGTTAACGAAGCTATGGGAAATAAGAAGTCTTTTGCTGAGGCATGGGAAGGCAAGTTTGGTAGTACAGAATATCAAATGGTTATGGACCAAGACAAAGTAGATGAAATTGTTGTTGAATGGGAAAATGCTCCAAATGAAATATTAACAGGTGCTGAAATTTATAAGAAGATATTCTTAAGTGGCGAGAAATGGATGTTAAGTGCTAATGGTACTATCTTTACATATGAAACAAAAGGTATCATTCCAGGACTACTTGAACGTTGGTATAGAGAACGTCAAGAAATGCAGAAAGTTAAAGGTCAACAAACTACACCAGAAGGTAAAGCATTCTGGGATAAAAGACAGCTAGTTAAAAAGATTAACCTAAATAGTTTGTATGGTGCTATTCTTAATCCAGGTTGTAGATTCTTTGATAAACGTATTGGACAAAGTACAACATTAACAGGTAGAACTATTGCTAAATTTATGAGTGCTAAAGTTAATGAAATTGTAACAGGTAAGTTTGATCATAGAGGTGATAGTATTATATATGGTGATACAGACTCTGTGTATTTTAGTGCTTGGCCAGTAGTTAAAGATGCTGTAGCAAAGAAAGAAATGGAATGGGATAAAGATGTTTGTGTTAAACTATATGACAATATCTCAGATCAAATTAACGTAGCATTTCCTGAGCATATGAAAGACGCTTTTAATTGCCCAAGAGAAAACGGACAGATTATTCAAGGTGGTAGAGAGATTGTTGCTATCAAAGGTTTGTATATCACTAAGAAACGCTATGCCGCGTTGATATATGATTTAGAGGGTGCTAGATTAGATCGTAATGGTCCGGGTAAAGTAAAAGCTATGGGATTAGATCTTAAACGTAGTGATACTCCAAAAGTCATACAAGAATTTTTAAGTGACATATTGCTAGGCGTATTAACAGGCGACGAAAGAGATACTGTAATTGAAAAGATTAGAAACTTTAAACAAGACTTTAAACATAGGCCTGCTTGGGAAAAAGGTTCACCTAAACGTTGTAACAACTTAACAAAGTTTACTGAAGCAGAAAGGCGTGAGGGTAAAGCAAATATGCCTGGACACGTTAGAGCAAGTATGAATTGGAATACACTATGTAAAATGAATCACGACAAGTATAGTGGTGAGATCATGGATGGCCAAAAAGTTATTGTTTGTAAATTAAGACCAAATCCATTAGGAATGAAAAGTGTAGCATATCCAACAGATCAATTACACTTGCCTAAATGGTTTAAAGAATTACCATTTGATGATGGTGAAATGGAACAAACAGTAATAAGCAACAAAGTAGACAACTTATTAGGTGTACTTGATTGGGATCTTGTAAGTGATACAGATACTTCAACTACATTTGATGACTTGTTTAGTTTTAATTAAAAGGAAATAGATGAAAATAAGTGTAACAGGCAGTAGAGGATTTATAGGTAGTAGACTAGTAGAACTTCTAATTGAATCTGGACATGAAGTAGTCGAATGGGACAAGCTAATTAGTGAGGATCATGATATAGCTAATTGGAGGCCTGAGGATTGTGATGTTTTGGTTCACTTGGCAGGACTAGCCAATGTACGAAGAAGTTTAGAATATCCTGAAGAATATTGGTATACTAATGTAGAGCTGAGTAAGAGTTTATTCTTTTTAGCTTTATCAAATAATATGAGAGTAATATATGCTAGTAGCTCTTGTGCTAAACGTTGGTGGTTATCACCTTATGGTACAAGTAAGAAAGCAATGGAATCAATAGCACCACCTAGAAGTTTAGGTATGAGGTTTACAACTGTATATGGTCCTGGTAGTAGAGAAGATATGTTAATAGGTCGTATAAGAGATAAAAAGTTAGAATATGTTACAGACCATACTAGAGATTTTATTCACGTAGACGATGTGTGTAGTGCTATTATAAAAAACCTAAATAACACTATACTATCAGGTGTTATTGATGTTGGCACAGGCGTTGGTACCAGTGTTCAAGAACTATCACAGTTAGCAGAAATGGAAGTGCCATTACAAAAAGGCGATCCTTGTGAAGCACCTGAGAATATAGCTGATATAAATCCTTTACTTGCTACAGGTTGGAAACCTAAATACAAAGTAGATGAATATATTAAGGAAATATTATGAAGTTTATAGTAGCTGGATACGGATTTGTTGGAAGTGCCATAGGTGACTTGCTTGAAAAGAATCACGAAGTAGTTCCAGTAGACCCAAGACTTAATAATAACAAAATAGAAGATCACATACACGATTCTGATGGATTGATAATTGCTGTTAGCACACCAGAAGGAAAAGATGGTAAATGTGATGTGTCGAATGTTTGGAATGTTCTACACCAAATTCGTTGGCCAAAAGATTATGAAGCTAACTTTGAATATCAAATTCCAATATTAATTAAAAGTACGATACCTTGGACTGAACTTAACAATATGGAAACGTATAATATAACTTATTATCCAGAATTTTTAAGAGAAGCAACAGCTAAAGAAGATTTCATTGGTCAAAAGTATTGTATACTTGGAGGGAAAGATACAAAGTTTTGGAGAGAATTACTTTACAAATCTTTACCTTTAGTTAAACATATACACACTTGTACAGTAGAAGAAGCAAGTATAGTGAAGTATTTTGCTAATAGTTTCCTAGCAACAAAGCTAACGTTCTTTAATGAACTGTTTGAACTATGTAGTAAAACAGGAGCCAATTATGATACAGTTAGTAACTTATTAGGATTGGATAATAGGATTGGAACAGGTCATACAACAGTACCTGGAACAGATGGCAAATATGGTTGGGGTGGTCATTGTTTTCCAAAAGATACCCAAGCATTACTAAACGTAGCGAAAGATTTGGATGTCAATCTTTCGTTGTTAAAATCGGCGATTGAATCGAATAAAAATCACCGAAAAAAGACTTGACATATAGGCATGGTTTAAGTTATAATATAGGCATGAATGGAGAATATAAATGAAAGATTATTTACAAGATATAGTGTTACATACACACGGACTAGGTTTTATTGATCTAGTTAAGATAGAAGGTAGTGATGAGGCAACAACATTAGAAGGTCTAGCAGAAGACCGTTCAGTTATTGTTAAAGCAACTTTTAAAAATACAGTAGCAGAGTTTATGGGTACGTTTGGTATGCCCAATCTAAATAAACTAGACTTGCTATTAAAAATTCCAGTTTACAAAGATAATGCTAAACTAGAACTATTACGCCAAGAACGTAATGGTACAGAAGTTCCAGTAGGTATACACTTTGAAAATGATGGCGGTGACTTTAAAAATGATTATCGTTTTATGACAAGCGAAATTATTAATGAAAAACTAAAATCAGTTAAGTTTAAAGGTGTTGAATGGAATGTAACTATTGAGCCAACTGTGGCGGCAATACAACGTTTGGCATATCAGGCTCAAGTTCATGCTGAAGAAACAACATTTATTGCTAAAACAGAAGATGGACATCTAAAGTTTTACTTTGGTGATCATTCTACTCATGCTGGTAACTTTGTATTTCAACCAGATGTAGAAGGCAAACTAGCACATGGTTGGGCATGGCCTGTATTACAATTACAGCAAATCTTAAAACTGCCAGGTGATAAAACTATGATGTTTAGTGATCAAGGTGCCGCTCAAATTAATGTTGATAGTGGTATCGCTGTTTACGAATACATTCTTCCAGCACAGAGCAAGTAAGGGTTATGAGTAACCTTCCAACTAATCTAACAGAATCACAGGAAGATTATGCTATCTTTCTGCCTGCTTTAAGCTCGTTTTATTCTACGTTTGTTGGTAAGCAACGTTACGAGGAATATACAGCTATCAACAGGATTCCAGCTAATATGAATGGCCTTGTTGAAAGTGGCAACTGGTTAGAACCAGCGGCCGGTATATGGCAATATAGATGGAGTTTGTATTCGGCAGGACACGCCAACTTAGATATTGGACAAATACCAAAAGAGGATATGACTCGTAACAGAGATCAAAACAA